AAAATTGTTCTTCCATATCGACAAAATCAATTGTTTCAGGATATTTTTCAACCAATGCTTCCCATTTATTCATTCCTTTAAGAGTTTTATCTCCAAGTACTGAATTAATAATCTTATCAGTTAAAACAATTTTATTATCTTTTACAGTTAAAAGAGGTCTGAATAAACGACCAGAATCAGTATAAATTTTTATTTCTGATTTGGGAATATCATACACAATAGAATTTGTTTTAATGATAATTCCATTTTGTTTTAATTTTCTTAATTCAGAATATAATTCAAATGGTTTATCTGTTAATCCAATCCATTCCCCATTCAAAAATACTTTTGTACTCGATATTAATTGTGTTGCTGAATGGTTGTTTATATGAATAAAATTTTTATCAGTATTTACGATATTATAAATTATTTCAGTTTGTTCATTAGAACCAGTACATATTGAACTTAATAATGCCATATGTTTAACTAAACCAATATTAGCATGTTCTGGCGATTCGACACAACATAAGAACCCTACTTGGGATGGATGATAATGTCTTGGACCAGTTAATTTCATTGTAGAAGAATCTCCTGGAGGAGCATCAACTCTTCTTAAAAATGATAAAGATTGTAAAAATGTTAATCTCGGATACATTTGGGCTACACCTTTCTTTTTTCCCCAATTACCTGTCATCATAGCCGATTTAATACCTTGTTCAATATTACCTGGTTTTATTTGGTTTATGATGTTTAGAGGAGTTTCATGATTTGAAGCATTACGTTTTTTAAAAAATTTATTACAATCATTTAACATTTTTTTATAATATTGTTTGAATAAATCGAAAATTAAATCTCCAGGCATATCAATACGTTTATTAACGAATGAATCTCTATCATCTGGTTCAGTTCTTCCCAAATAGCAATTTAATAATTTATTAATCATATAACCTAAAAAATATGCTTTTATTTTTAATGGATCATCATAACGATCTGAATTAATATGAGGAAGAAATGCATTTCTTAAAAGAGCCTCTAAATGTTCTTTTTTTTCATCATATTGTAATTTTCTATCTTTTTCGGCATATTTCTTAACAACTCTAACTTTATTTGTTAAACTATAATAGGCATCTTCTTTATTTAAAATTAATTTTTTACCTTCTTTTTTCGATAAATCAATTGAAATTTTTAACAAATTCAACATATCAATATCATTTTCGTTATAAACAATATATTTAACTATTTCTCTATCTGTTTCTAAACCTAAAGCTCTCATTAAAACAAAAACTGACACTTCATTTAGAATTGGTACTTTTATATTTATTGAATAATTTTTTTCTAAATTAATTTCAATACCTTGCATCATTATATTTGGATTAGGTGATTTTGAATTTACTTTAACTTTATAACTTTCAACACCAGCATCTTTCTTAATAAAAACAAGAGGTTTATTTTCAACCATTTTTTCTAATGATAAGACATATTTTTCTGAACCATTAACAATAAAATATCCTCCTGGATCATATTCACAATCTTTTTTATTATAATCATGATTAATTTGAAGAGAACAATATTTAGATCTAACCATACAAGGAATACTTAAAATTGTTTCTTTTTCAACAGGTGTTCCAATTTCTTTAACCGAAATAATACTTTTTGAATTAAGATCATAAATTTCTTGTATTTGTGTAATTTTACCTACAAATTTTATGGTATAAGTCGTACTTTTGTCTCTGGCATCTGATGGATACATCAGAGAATCACCATTTTCATTTAAACACGGTCTAACATATATATTTTCATATTTAAATTTATATCTATAAACTAAATCATTTACTTTGTTTTCATCAAATATATTATCATTAGTATAATAATAGTTGATAATCGAGTCAACCAATTTATTATAAGTATTATGTAAATGTTCATATAATATATATTTTCTTGAAAAACGAGCATCTAATAATTCAAATATTTTATTGTTTGTCAATTCTATGTCTTTTTCATCTTCTATCTGCATCTTTGATAATATATATATAAGTGATATATTTAAATTATTTTATTTATATTAATTAAATCAATTTTTTATAATAATATTATTAATCAATAATATCATTAAAATTTTGTAAAAATTTATTAATTATCAAATTTTAATTTTCAGTTAATGTCATATCTTCAATAATATCATTATTTGTTTGGTTCATAATTTGATTTATTTTGTTTTCCATTTCATATTTTGACGATGATACATTTGATTTTTTACTTGGGTCTGTCAAGTCATTTGATTCTGATAATTCTGATGGATTAGTTAATTCGGTTGAATCAGTTAATTCGGTTGAATCAGTTAATTCGGTTGAATCAGTTAGTTTGGTTGAATCTAATTGTTTTATTGGTTCATTATTTGATTTGTCATTTTTATCATTATTCAAGTTATTGTTATCATTTAAATTTTTAATTTCTATTTGTTTTTTATTACCTTGACTTTTTTGACTTTTAAAAATATACTCTGATATACCTGATAATTCCTCACTTAATTTAAGTGCATCTCTATTAAATTCATTTTTTGAACTTTCAGATAAATTTAAATTTGAAATTTGTGTAATGATTTTTTTAATAGTTCTTAATTTATCACTAATAAAACAATTTATTGTTGAAAATAAAGGCTGTGTACACATATAAATTAATGTAAAAAAAGAATGAAGTATTTTCCAAGATATAATCATTACACCCGATTTATTTAAATTATATAATGAATTATTTAAACTTTGTGAAAATTTATCAGATAAAACTAATCCAACTATTATTAATGTCATTACAATAAATAAAATAATTTTAAAAGTGAAACATCTAAATATAATATATAATAATATTAAATAAGTTAATGCTAAAACAGTTTTAGGCTGTGATACAATTTTAGTTTTACCATTCTTTATAATTTTTTTTTTTACATTACAACTTAAATATAATGGATTATATAGATAACAAAATAATAATAAATAAAATAATTTACTTAAAAAATAATAAATCGTATTAATATATTCAAACATTGTATTATATATATATATATAATATAAATTCATTTATATTTAATCAAATTTATTTTAAAATCATTATATTTGAAATTATAAACTTATATTATATATATATATATTAAAATATGTCAAATTTACATAAGATTAAAAATAAAAAATTAACTATAAGTGATTTTACTACCTCAGATAAAAGTAATCAATTAAGTAATTTATCAAGTTCAGATGAAAATACTGTTACACATTCTGATAATTCAGATTTATTATCAGAAAACTTAAATAATAAAAATAATACATCAACAGATAGTTCTTCTTGTAAATCTCATTCTCATAAAAATGAATTAATGATTGTTTTAAAAAATTTAAAATCATTATTTAATTTATTAATTCATACTATAGAATTTATATTTAAATTTACATTTAAAATTTTATATGGTGGCTTATTTTTTATTTATAATTTGATTAAAAAACTATTTTGTAATTCTTCAAAGTCATCAAGTAAATCATCTACTAAATCATCAAGTAAATCATCTGGTAAAACCTCAAACAAATCATCTGGTAAAACCTCAAGTAAAACATCAAGTAAAACTAATACAAAATCAATATATGACAATTCAAGTAATACTTGTTTGATTAGTGAAATAAATAAAATTGACAATGATTTTTCCAAAATTAAAAATAATTTTAATTTAACCAAAAAAAAATTATTAAAAAAAAATCATCATCTTCTTCATCGAGTTCAGATACATCTGATTCCTCAACTTCATATACTTCTTCATCATCATCTTCAGATTTATCGACTTCTGATTCATCTTCATCAACACCAGCATATCCAAATAAAAAAATGAAAAAAAATATGTTTTACCCAACTAATAACGCATATACATTTTCTCATAAAAATAATAATGATAAAAATAAAATATTTATTAAACAAAAAAATAATGATAATAAAAATAATAATAAAAATAAAAAAAATGATAAATATATAGAAAATAAATTTGATAAAATAAATGGTGATAATAAAAAAATTGTAAATCAAAAAAATGATAAATATATTGAAAATAAATTCGATATAATAAACAGAGACAATAAAAAAATTGCAAATCAAAAAAATAACGATAAAAATAATAATAATAAAAATAATAATAAAAAAAATGATAAAAAAAATAATGATATGATAATAGAAAATAATACTGATAGTAATAATTGTGAAGGAAATACTGAAAAAATGAATGAAATTTATAAGATTTTAAATATATAAATTTGAATCTAAATTATACTATTTGCCAATCAATAGCTGTTTTATTTTGTTCTAATAAATATTTATTTGTTAAACCAAAATGATCTGTATCCATAAAACTTTTAAATTCTCTATATGGTGAATTTGCAGAATATCCGGATGGATGAGAAGATATAACAAAATAATGTGAGTCTTGATTTTTAATAACACCATTTGTTTTTTTACAATGAGCATGTTTTCCCCACAGTAAAAAAACAATACCAGAGTATTTGGTAGATATAATTTTAATAAGTTCATCTGTAAATTCAGACCACATTGATTGACAAGAATTTGGTTTTGATTTTTCAACAGTAAGTGCAGAATTTATCATTAAAACTCCTTGATATGACCAATAAGTTAAATCACCGTGAGTTGGTTGTGTATAAATATGTGAATGGGATTTTAAATTTTTATAAATATTTTGTAATGAAGATGGAATAGGACAGTTTTTTGGAACTGAAAATGATAATCCCATTGCTTCAGGATGAAATGTATTTGTATTAGGGTCTTTATAAATACCGTGATATGGGTCTTGACCAATTATACATACTTTAATTTCATCCGGTATAATGTGATTTGTAAAATTAAAAATATTTTGATAAATTGGAAAAACATTTGAATTTTTTTCTATTAATTCATTATAATATTCTTCTGAAATATCCCAAATATCTTTATCTATCTGATTAAATATTTCTATCCATGATTTATTAATAAGTGGTTTAAAAGGTTTATTAATTAAGGTTTTTGACATTGGAATATTTTAAATTTAATTTATTTAATTATATTTATTGTAATATTCAATTTTTTAATTAAATTTAATAAAAATAAAAAATATAAATAAAAACATATTAACAAGGACTTTTATTTATATATTTTAAATTTAATGGTTTATAAATTATTGTTCCATAAAAATTTAAAGATTGTAATTTACGTGGTAAATTTGACAATATTTTTATATCTGTATGAGTACAAGTTAATTGTGTTAATGTAGATGGAAGATTATCTAAAAATAATATTAAATTATAAGAACAATCTAATTCATCTAAACCATCTGGCAACCAATCTAAATTTGTTAATTTATTATGAGGACAATATAATTTTTCTAAATTAAAAGGTACATTTGTAAAATTCATTATATTATTTCTAGCACAATTTAAAAATTTTATATTTGATGGAAGCATATCTAATGATTTAATTTCACAAGATTCACATTCAAGATATTCAATAGAATCTGGTAATTCTGTCAAATCAATATTTGAGTTTGAAGAACAATTTAATAAACTTAAAGTATTTGGTAAATTTAGTAATTTAGTTATGCGATTATTATAACAATATAATTTTGTTAAATGAGTAAATTTACCTAAATCAACAATTCCCTCAATATTATTGGAATTAATTTTTAAAATTGTTGTTTTATTGTCATATTTATTTAATAATTTATTTATTTGAGATGACATTATAATTTTATTATTTAAATTAAATAAATACTAATTTATATAAGTTTTTTTTAATTTTTCAATATATTCTTTATGTGATTGACTCAATCCTAATTTTGTCATACTACTTTTATTTAATTTGAAAAAAACATCATAATTTGTATGTGTAATTTTATAAAATTTACCATCATTATTTATTACCATACCCACAACTTGATTTTTATAATAATAAAATTGACAATTTGATGCTAATGGTTTAGCTATTAAAAATATATTTAGTTCTAAAAATTCATCAAAATTTTTCATTTTACTTTTACTAATATCTATTATTGTTTTTAGTTCAACAATCGTATACTGTTCATCATCCTCTAATTCAACTAATTCTGAACAAATTTGACCCATTTTTTAATGATTTAAATATATTATTAATATTTTTTTTTCAACTTTTTTAATACAATACTTTGTTATTTAATATATATTGATTAAAAAATTGATATTAAATAACAATAATATATAATCATATATATTAAAATATATATGATTAATAGTATAATAACAAATAATGATGTAGATTTATACTATCAGTTAAACAATCATACTGATAAAAAAAAAATCGTTAAAAATAATATTGAAATAAAATACAATGATAATAATCCTGATGATTTAAATGATTTTGGTATAAATTTATGTGAATATGAAAAAATGATTGAAGATATATATGGTGATACTATTGAATCTAATAAAGTATCTTCAAATGATTTTTTAAATGATACAATAAATAATTATAATATTGAATATAGTGATTACATTAAAAATAATGATAAAAATAACGATAAAATTTATAGTCATAAAAACAATAATAATAACAAAAAAAGAATATTTTGTGAAGAATGTGGAAATGACAATATTATTGAAGATACGTCACATGGAATATTGGTATGTACAAATTGTGGTCAAGTAGTATCTAGTTTAATGGATTGTGGTGCTGAGTGGACACAATATAATGATGATAATAAAAAAGACATGAATAGATGTTCGCATCCAATATCACAATTATTACCTCAATCATCAATGGCAACCACAATTGTTGGTGCTTGTTCGTCAAGAATAAAAACATTACATGGTTGGAGCGCGATGCCTTATAAAGAAAGAAGTTTAAATGAAGTATTTAAAATTATTCAAGCAAAATGTGCTGAAAATAAAATAATTAAATGTATAGAGGATGATGCTAAAATTATGTATAAAAATATTGCTGAATGTAAACATTTAAAAGGAAAGAATTTAGGTAAATCTGTAATTATAAGAGGAAAAAATAGAATGAGTGTAATTGCTGCATGTATTTTATTTGCTTGTAGAAAAAAGGATAAATCACGTTCTTCAAAAGAAATTGCCAAATCATTTAAATTAAAAAGAACAGAAATAACTAAGGGTTGTAAAATATTTCAAAGATTAGCAAAAATAACAAATATTGAATTAAAATTAAATTCTGTTAATCCAGAACAATTTATTATAAGATTTTGTGAAGAATTAAGAGTTAAAAGATCTTATATTGATCAAGCTATTCAAATATCAAATAATGCTCAAAAATTACAAATTGCTTCAGTACATACCCCAATAAGTCTTGCTACAGGAAGTATTTTTATGATGATTACATTAAATGAATTATATATACAAAAAAAAATTATAGCTGAACAATTTAATGTTTCACAAGTAACAATAGCAAAAGCATATAAGAAATTAGAACCTTTTACAAATTTATTAACAAATGATGAACTATGTAATAGATTATCAATTGAAATTAAAAAATATCAAGACAATATTGAATTAACTGATGAATTAAAAATAAAATTCATAAGATTTAATATTGATGCCAGTAAAACATTTGATTCATCAATTAATTTATCATCATTATTTAATATATTAAAAATTGACGATAATAACCATTATCATATAAATAATAGATTAATTGTAGAACATACTATTGAGATTGACAATAAATTAAAGCAAGTAGAAAATGAATTTATTAAACTAAATATTAATTTTATTGATGATTTATATCATTCAAAACTTTAAAATAATGATTTTATATAATCATCGTTTATATCATTGTTTAAATATGGTTTATATTTGGAAATTAAAAATTTATTTATTAAATCTAATACTTTTTCATTAAATGGAAGAGGATTTATTAATTTTGGATAAATATTAACTATTTCTTTTGAAACCGTTAATTTACCATCTGATTTATTAATATATATATATTTTTCAATTATTTTTGGATTCAAATAATTAATCATAATATAATCAGTATAATCTTTTGATAATGTTGGCCATATACCAGTACCAACAATCTCATTAGATCTCTGTAATTTTTTATAAAATTCAAAATCAATTAGATAACATTTAATTCCTTTAAAATAATAATGATAATTTGGATTCCAACATATATCGTTGAAATTACTTATCCCAAAATAATTTGCTATTATTGAATTAAATTGTGTCCATTTATCTTTCCAATATTCTGTATTTGTAGTTCCAAATTCAATATAAAATAATCTTGTTTTTTCATCACAAAATAATTGAGTAATCTTTTTAATATCATCAGATGCTGAATCACTTTTGTTTTTATAATTTGAATCCATATTAATACATATACCATCCAAGTCACTTATTGGTCTAAAACCATAAAAAAACAAAGAAACACCTGCTATTAAAAATAAAGAATTAATTGTTTCTAAACTTAAATTAGAATAAATTATTTTTCTATATGTCTCTATTTTTAAATGTGTTGTTTCGAAGTATTTGTCATATATATTAGAATATAATCTATTATTTAATAAATTAATTGAATTTGAATTCAATAGTAATTCACAATATTCAATAGTTTGATAAAAATAATCATTAATATGAATCAAATCATTACCTCGTATACTTTCTAAATTTATATTTTCTGATTTTAGTAAACCCATAGCCCATTTTCTTAATTCCGTTTTAAATATTGATGCTTGACCAGATAATCCTAAATTATTAACATTATCAAAAATAATTATAGCAATTTTATTTGATGTTTGATTTGGTAATCTTGACCAAGAATATTTATTCTTAGCAATTTTTAATATATCCTCATTAGAAAATTCATCATACACACTTATTAAATAATTCATTAAGCCATTTGGTTCAAAATCAATATACTTTGTATAATAAACATTTCCCTTAGATTCTAAATACTCTACTATTTTATCTAAATGGTTAGTAAATACAGGCCACAAAGTTATCACAAAACATTTATTTCTACATTTGATATATTGGAGCATTATTTCATCTAAATCTATTTGAGTTAATTTATTTGAATTGTACAAGTTAAGTTTAGTTTTTTCTTTATAATCATAAAAATTTATTAAATTATTATAATAAGTATTTTGAAATCTTAAATTTAATTTTTTAATTGGTTCAATAAAGTCATATGCTTCAATGTTTTGATACATAGGTTTTATAAATTTAGGTGTGAAATTTCTATTTGGCAGTAAATAAAAATATTTTGATGTTGAATAATTAAATTTATTAACTTGATAAAGTTTTTTAATTTGGTCAATATAATTTTGATTATTATTTATTTGATTTCTTGATATTTGATTTTTAATATTTTTTTTAGGAAAATTGAATTTTTTTATTTCATTATTTTTAATATCAGTAATATTTTGATAATTACCAAAATATTCTTTTAACATTTCACTTATGTCATTTTTAGATTCAAAAATTATATTTGTTAATTTTAATACTTTTGTAGAGGGTGTTTTATAAATTATTTTATTTTTTGGTATTTTTATTAAATTATTAATTATACAATAATCTATTATTTTGTTTAATAATTTTTCACTTGAATATTTTTTTTTATATTCTAAATAAACTTTATTGATAGTTTTAATATCATCAACATATTTAACTAAAATGTCATAATTATATATTATTTTTAAAGTATTTTCTTTTAAAATGATATTTTCAAAAGATTTTAATGTATCAAAATCATAATTATAATCAATTGCAAATTTTATATCATCAGTATCTAAATTATTATATTTTTGTGTATTTATTTTTTGAGCATTCGAAAAATTACCTATTATAAATAAATATCCATATGTAGGAACCGTATATTCTTCTAAATCTATTTTGTATTGAAAATATTTAATGGATTTATTGATTTTTTTATAAAATATATTTTTAATATTTAATTGGGAATGAAAAATATTATTTTTTTGGAGTATTAGTATTGAAAAAAATATTTGAAATAATCCCGATATGAATATTTTTTCATTAAAATCATTTTTTAAAAATTCTAATAAAGTTCCTTCAACTTGTTCTGATAAAATATTTAATTTTAATTTATCATAACCATACATAATTATAAAATTAGGACATTCATTATTTTTAACCAATTCATTTGTAATTTTATTGTAAAATATCAATTTATCAAATATTTTTTCATTTGATATTTTTTCTGTATTTACATAATTGGATTTTTTTATATCATTAATATTATTGATAGATTCAACAAATCTATATTTTAAATTATCAATATTATTATTATTAATATTTATTATCATATTTGATAAATACAATATATATTATTAATTCAAAAAAAAAATATTTACTATATAATATATTTTAATGGAATATCTTAATAATAACATATGTAAATTTACTCTTTTATTTAATAATTTTAATCCAAATATAAAAAAAAATATTGTATCTTGTGCTTTTTTTAAATTACATACTACCCAATATAAAGATTTCAATCTTTATATTGATGGACTTGAAAAATTATACAATAAAGTTTATAATCAATATAAAGATGAAAAATTTACAATAAGACTTTTTATTGATAATTCTATATACAAAGATAAAATATTATTCAACAGATTAGAAAAAATGGATAAAATAGAAATTGTTTTATATTCTTGTGAAAATTATCAAATTGGAACAGATTTAAATTATCATATGGGATTATTTGGAACCCTTGTAAGATTTTTTCCAATGTTTAATTTTGAAAATAATGATGCAGATATAATAATTATATCAGATATTGATGATTATGATTATTTTGAAAAAAGTATCCAAAATATAAAATTAATAAAGTCAAATATAAAAACCAATACAAATATATCATTTTTTAAAGCCGGTAATATTTCAAAAAATGTATTGTATACTATTAGTTCTATTTACAATAGTATTCCTAACCCATATGCAGTTGCTTCAAATTTTATTTCATTTTCAAAATGTGATAAACAAGTAATATATGATTTTTTATTGGAAATATCTGAATCTAATGAATTACTAACAAAATATCAACATAAATTTGAATCTAATTCTAATTTATTAACAGGAAATAAGTTTGTATATGGATTTGATGAATATTTTTTAAATATTAATTATACTGATTATCTAATTGATACATCTGAAACAATTTGTGTCAAATTTAAATGGAGTGTTTATGGAAGTTTATTTTGGTTTTTAAGTAAAAAAAATATTCCACAATATCAAATAGATCTTATCAATGATATGTTTAAATATATATATGATAATATAGGTTTTAATTTTGTCAGAGATAACAATTTGATAAGCAAATTTAAAACTTTGGAAAAAAATATTTATAAAAATAATTCGTTATCCCAAAAAATATTATTTCAATTTTATAGTTTTTTTATAAAGGTTGAAAATGATGATCGATATAAATTTATATATGAAAAAAACATATATTCTTTAATTAAAAAATATGATTTATTTGGAATATATGACTTTGAAATAATTACATTTGCATCAATAAAATCTGAATATTTTAATTTTGTAAGTAAAAAAATATTTGACCAAAAACAAATAGATAAACTAAAAAATAAAAAATCTTTAAGTAGAACTAATCTAAATAAAAAAATGCAAATAAATTTGATTGATTGTAATATTGAATTTATAAATAATTTATCAATAAATGAACATATATGGGTTGATTATTTTAATTTAAATGGAAAAGATGTTGTTGTTAAAAAAGAAATGTATGATAAAAATAATATTTCAAATGAATATATTTTTTATAAAAAATATTTAAATTTAATTAAAAATGATCATTTTGATAAATTTATTTTATTACCAATTGACAAAATAAATGATTGTGATAATAATAAAACAAATAGTGATAATAATAAAACAAATTGGTATATTTACATATATGATAAATTAGATTGGGATTATAATAGTGAATTTATAAAAAAAATAAATTTTTCTCAATGGCTTAAGTTTACTATAGATATTTGTTTAATATTATATTATTTAAATAATATTCTGGGTGTATATCATAATGATTTATGTTATAAAAATGACATTAGAAATATTATGATAAAAAAAAATACTGACAAAACTAAAATACATGTTTCTCAATTTCAAATTGAAATAAATGATGATTATCCTGTTATAATTGATTTTGGTCATCAATCAACAGAACCAAAATTAAGAACATATAAATTTTATAATAATAAACATGTAAAAAGAACAGGAATTAAATATATTTCTGAAGTTTTTATTATTTACTATTATTCATTTAAATTATATTTTAAATTTGATGATTATTGGGATACTAAATATGACAATTTATATTTTTCAATTCAATCAAAATCATCTAGCTTAAAAGAATTTGATTCTTATATTATATCAAATTTATTTGAACTATACAATAAAAATAAATAATTAAAAAAAATATATAGATATTTTATAAATACGAAAACATTGAGAACTTTTTTAATTTAACAATTATTATGACCATAATTTATTTGGTTGTAGCAATTATTTTAATGACAACAGGTATTGTAAATTCTGAAAAAACACCAATATTATTAGTAATTTTATGGTTTGGTATACTTATATTTCCATCAATATTTTCATTAATTATTATTGAAGCAAAAAAAATAATATAAAATATAAAATATGATTATTACATTATTTTTGAAAAATATTAAAATATCTAATTATTTTAATATTAAAAATAAATAAAAATGACAAATAAAAATGCTATAGGAATGATAATATTTACGAATCCATTATATTTGGTTGGAGCATGTTTAACTGCTTGGGTTCATCGTAAATTTATAATCCAATATAATTTGAATATTGATTTGATAGTGATGGTAGATGAACCAATATATAAATATAAAGATGAATTAGAAAAATATTTTAATAAAGTTGTACTTATAAATTTAATTGAAATGAAATTAAGTCCTAAATATTATGTTATTCATAAATATTCACAATGGATGAAATATTCTGTATCTAAATGGGAAATATTAAATTTTGATGAATATGATAAAATATTATTTTTAGATATTGATATATTACCATTGGAATCAAACTTTTATGATATTTTTAATTTTGATACTCCTGCTGTTATGGTTAGAGGGGTAAATTTAAAACCAAATATTTTGGCTGAACCTGAATTGTTTTTGGATAATCCAAAAGGTTATTACAATAATAATGAATATAGTGAATTAGCATCTGAGTTAAAAAATTCTCTTGATGCAGGATTTATTTTATTAAAACCAAATAAGACTTTATATAATGAATATATAAATTTTTTAAAAATATGTGAAGGTTCAGAAGGTTATATATCAAAATATGATTCAGGTATTGATGAAACTACATTACTTTTATTTTTTGTTTTTTATAAAAAAATGCCTATTCATTTAATACCTTATAATTATGCTCCAATACCATGGGATAAATTTTCCTATTCACCAAATGAAATCAGGGGAATAAATTACTTATCAATGATTAAACCTTGGGTTAAATTACCTCAAATACAATGGTCAGATGAAAATATATGGCATAAAATAGCAAAAAAAGCACTAACCAAACATTCAGTAATAACAAAAATATATATAAAACATTTAATTGATGAATTATATAAATTTTATTTTAATTGGAAAAAAAATATATCAAAATCAAATTCTCCATATAATATGGAGTCAATAAAATCATCAAATTTAAAAAATCTAACATTTGAATTATTTGATTTTTTAAAATCACATCCAAAAGAAAAATTAACTTTAGAACAAATCGAAATGATTATTGGAAAAACAATTCAAATTCATAAAAATATGAATAAAAAATTAATTGTACCTATTGATGGATTAGAAGAAATAATTCAATAAATACATTTTATAAGTAAATAAAATGTATTAAACTATATTTAATGTTTATTTGATTGAATTAAATGTTTTTTAGAATCCCAATTTAATAGAGCTTTTTCTGCCACATCAAGTACATGAGAAATAAAAAAACAATTATGTTCTTCATCAAATATTTCAGATAATTCTTTTTTAACTTTTTCTAAATCTTCTTTATTTTCTTGAGGAAGAAATACAGTTTTTACACCAGCTTTAAATGCTCCTTGAACTTTATATTTAACACCACCAATTTTTGTTACATTTCCATATAAATCAATTTCACCAGTTAAAGCAATTTCACGATTTATTTTTAGTCCTAACATAACTGACAAAAATGCCAATGTAAAAGCAACACCTGCACTTGGTCCATCTTTTGGTGTAGCTGCTTCTGGTGTATGTATATGGATACCATTAGGATAATTTTTGAAAAATATTTCTTTACCTTCATTTGTCAATAAATTTATTGCTGTAGTAAATGAATATACTATTGATTCTTTCATTATTTTTTTTTGATTACCTGTTAATTTAAGAACAAATTTTTGTGTTTTACCAATATGATATCCTGTTAATTGAATTGGTACAATACCCCCTGAACATAATGCGGTTGCGTATAAGCCATTAACAACTCCAATAATATCTTTAGAATGAATTGTTTTATAATCAACTTTGGTTTCACCTAAATATTCTTGAATTAATTTTTTTGACATATACAATGGATTTTCTAAGTTATATTCAATTCCATTCTCAAAAATACCTCTTTGATATATTTTATCAATATTAAGTTTAAGAAGAATATTTTCAATAGATCTTTTTAATGATCTAACACCTGGTTCAAATGTATATTGTTCTATTAAGTATGATAAAATATCATGTTCAAATTTAATACTTCCATATTCAAAACCAATATCTTTGCATAATTGTTTTAATAAATAATCATTTGATATAGTTATTTTTTCTTTTATACTATATGATTCTACATTAATTATTTCCATTCTGTCTAATAAAATTCTATCTATTTTACTTATATCGTTGAATGAAAATATAAATATTACCTTATTTAAAGGAAAAGTTATTTCTTGAAAAAATCTATCTTGAAAAGAACCATTTGTCATTGGGTCTGTTAAATGGATTAATATACTCATTAATTCATTCACTTGTCCATTTTTACTAACACATTTATCTAATTCATCAAAATACATAATACAACGAGCAGAACCAGCATCAACCATTTTTTTAACAATTAAACCTGGTTGGGAACCTGAATATGTATATCCATGACCATGTAATAATTCACCATCATTTTGACCTCCAAGTGTAATTTGAACAAATGGTATTTCCAAACAATCTGCCAAACATTGAGCAAATTTTGTTTTACCAACACCAGGTGGACCAGCTAATGCTACTGGTGATATATGTGTACCTTGTACTGATATTAATTTAGCTAATGTTTGTAAAATTTTATTTTTAGCAGCACTATGTCCATATATTTGTGTATTTAATTTATTTTCAACACCTTCTAAAAATAATTTTGATTTTGTTTTATCTGTTGATACATTTCTAAAAATATTATCATCTAATTCTGATAACCATGGAAATTGTATAAGTATATTTACATACATTTTAATTTTATATGTTTCATTATTAGCATTTTTTAATTCATCCAATTTTTCTAAACAAATTTTTTTAACATGGTCTGGCATATTTTTTGACAATAATACTTGTTTTTTTAAATCAATATCTGAATTTGTAATGCCTTTTAATTTTTCTAATTCATTTTTAATATTAAACGATGATTTTTTTAATTTTAATTGACCAATATAATTTAATTGTGAATATATTATGTTTGCTATAAATTCATTACCACCTGAAACTTTTTTATCTTTTAATAAATTAAATAATAATGATGCAACTGCACAATTTTCTTCAGTTCCCAATAATAATAATTTTATTATATTATACATATTATGTATATTTTGACTTACATCTTTTGTGAAATTTTTTATTAAATTTACAAATTGCATATTATTTAAATCGTTAAATAAAATATAATCTTTGTATAACATTTCAATAAAATCATCATTTGAATAAATTAAAATTTCAACTATTGTTAAATTTTTTAAATAAACATCTGCAAATGATTTATTAATTTTTGATAGTTTTAATGTATTTTCTTTGGATATTGTAATACCAATATTTTTATTTTGTGTATCAATTAAATTTATAATTTTTTCAAAATTAACTTTTTTATTATATAAATATTCATTTGATATTTGAGATGTTCTTATAAAAATATTTAAGGGATCATTTTTTATATATCCTGACACATTAAATGTTTTAGTTCCAATGCTAAATTCAACATCACAATAATTATTAAATAATACAATATATGCTAAATTATTTTTTTTTATAATACTAATATCTTTATGTGTATCTGATTCTTTTATTGTAAAATCTAATGGTTTAAATACATTATTTAATAATTCAAATATTACTGTGTTTTGTTGATTAAAATCGTATTGATTTATATTTAAATTTAAATATAAAATATCATTAATTGATGAAAATCCAATCATTTTTCCAAGCATTAATATTTGTTTTTTTATTGATTCAAATGGGTCATATTTTGATAATTCATATAATAATTCATATTTTCCATTATATATGTCTAAATCACCATATATATTAATTTTTTTTATATCTTTTATAATTTCCATATAATGAAGTTCATTAGTTGTAAATTCTAATTCACTTTTACTATTTTGATTGTTAACCCTATTTTTATTTGTATTTTTAACTGTGTTATTTATCGGATTATTTTGTTGAGTATTTTTTTTATTTTTTTTAATATCACTATATAAATCAATTTTATCAGATTCATTACTTGATAAGCTATATGTTGAATTTAAATCTTTATCTTCACTATTTTCAGATTTTAAATCAGGTATATCTGAATAAATTGATTCATTTTGTACTGAATTTAAATTTATATCTGTTGACAATATGTTAATTATATTATCATTATATGATTCATTTATTTTTTTTATTAACTCATTTAATTATTTCA